GTCGCCATTGCGTCTTACCCTCCAAGCCCGACGGTGAAAAAGTTTGGCCGGGTCGATTCTAGGTTGAATTCGCCAGCCTCAAGTTGTGTGCTGGACGATGAACTGGGTGCGCGAATCGCCGCAATGCCGGGATTGACGATCTCGGGCGGAGCGTCGTCCCAGGACAGGTTCAGTTCCGGCAGTTGCAGGGTGGCGAACGTCTTGAACGGGTGAACTTCCCAGTCCTTATAGATCGCGTCGGCGCTGGACGGCAGCGGGTAGCCCTTGCCGTTGAGCAGGATCGTCTGTTCGTTTTCTACCCGGTCGCCGTCCGTGGTTCGTTTGTCTAGCTCTGGGTTTGGCATATACGCCAGGTGCTCAAACCCCGCCTCTTTGCGGACATAGAATCCATGATCCAACAGCGGCACCTGCCAACCGTCTTCTCGCAGGTGAATTTCGTAAGACGTGATATACCAGACGGCGCCCAGATAGAGGCGGGGCTTGGCGGCGATCGGCAGACATCTCGCCTGACCGCGCTCGATGCCGCCGAAGATCGTATCTTCGTTGACGGCGCCGGCGTATTGCATCGCCCACATCGGGTTATATCCCGACTCTAGTCGTTCCATGCGGAAAACGAGGTCATACTCAAGAACCGTTGCTGGCGGATCGTACTGCCGCCCGCATGAATTCACGATCGGGTCGCCGTGAATGTCACGGACTAACGGCACTTCACGGCTGACGAATTCAAACCAGTAGTTCGGCAGCGACCGCTGCAAGTCGCTCGGATCTTCGCCGCCCCACTCGATCGTATCGGGCGTGCCGTAAGACGCCTCGCCGCGGAAGACTCGGGGATGTTCCCGTTCGCGGCGGATCGACACGTCAGTGCAGACCAGGCCGAAATACTTGTCGCCCCGACGCGGCACGCCGCCCGAGTTGGCGACGTTGCGTTCGTCGTCGCCGTCGTCGTTGGTGGTGACGATAAACGGACGCACCCACGCCTCGCGGCCGTTCTCGCCGACTTCGTAGCGGGCGTCTTGCCAACTGATACGCAGCACGCTCATGTCAAGTCCAGTACGACTGCCGGTTCTTGGTTGGCGTTCCGTTCAATATTTCGCAGCATCCGGTTTTGCTCTTCCGCCTCTCGCAGCATGTCCCGTCGCCACTGTTCTTCGCGGCGCTGCTGCGTGCCGCGTGCGTTGGTCTGGATCCGGGCGACGCGCTCGGCCGAATAGGCGGCGACGGTGCCCTGCTGCACCGCCTCCGGGGCGCCGAAGAACGGGCCAGATGTTTTTTTGTTTGCGTCCATGTCGGGCGGTATTTCGGGCAACGTCGGCTTCATTTTCCGCCGTTCTTCCACGAAGGCGAGTTCCGCCAGTTCCATCAGGTTTCGCAACCACGGCGACGAGGCGGCCAGCGCACGGGATACTGCCGCCAGACCTGAGCCTAGCTCGCTGATGTCCTTCGTTAGGCTGCGGATCTCGCGAGCGACGATGGTGAGAAACGGGGCGACGTTGGCGCCTAATGTGGCCCCAAACAAGTCCCACGACTTCGACAACCGCGTCACTGAGTCGTTAAAAATCTCCATGTTGCGGATCTGCTCGCGGTCGATAAAGTCGAACTCGCCCGCAATATCTTTCAGCCCGCGACTGCCGCCCGCCAGCATGTTCAGCACGCCGGTCCCACGGCCGCCGAACAGGGCGAACGCCATTTCCAGCCGTTCCGTCTGCGTCTCGACGTGCTGCATCGCATCGGCGATCTGATACAACGCCTGCTCGGGCCCCATCGCCCGTAGCTTCTTCGGATCGAGCCCGAGTCGTTCAAACACGTCCCGCGCCTCGCCGGTCCCGGTCGCCGCCTCGCCGATGTTCTTGATCATCATCTGCAAGGCTTTGTTGAAGACGTTCGTCTCGACGCCCGCCAACGATGCGGCGTGCTGAAACGCCTGCAACGCCTTCGCCCCGACGCCGAGCCGGTCGGCCGTCTTGCCGATCTCGTCATGGACCTTCATCTGTTCCATGACGTGCCGTGTCAGCGCATAACCCGCGGCGACTAATGCGGCGGCGGCACCCAGGGATGCGACCTTAATGGCCGCGAATGCGGCGTGGGCGGCGGCGGCGACCCCACGAAACCGCTTGACGCTGCCGGTGGCGTTTCGCATTCCGGTTGCGAACTGGCGGGTGTTGGCGACCAGATCGACGCGAATTTTTCCGATGGCGTTACCGGCCATGTTTCGCCTTGTCGTGTTTGCGTTGCACCTTGTTCATCACTGCTTGCAGTTCGTCGTGGCTCAGTTCTCGGGCCGGTTCGGTGCGGAAGAATTCCATCGGCCGCGGCGGCGTCTTACCCTGTTTCATGTGCGGGGCCAGCACGTTCGAGGCGATCACCCCCGCCCGGTAGTTCGCTGCGTCTTCGTCGAACGGCGCGATGACGAATTCCGCCTCCCACACCGCCAGGTCGTGCGCCGTCATCTGCTCATACAGCTGCGACAGCGACGGCACGCCCATCTGCCGGCACAACGCGAGGTGAACCCGCACGTCGCGCCGCCGCCTCAGTTTTTTGCCGTTTCTTCCGCGGCCCCCTGCGTCAGCCCATTATGTTCCATCACCGCCGTGGCGATCGGGGCGACCGCCTGGTACGGCAACGCGGCGACCTGCTCGGCATCGTCGTCCTCGAAGACCCGCCCTCCGTTCTCGTCGCAGATCGCCATCACGCACAGCCGCCAAGCCCACTGCTCGTCGCCTTCATCCGAATCCCGCATCGTCATCACCTCGGCGGCGGTCAGGGTGCGAACCCAGACGCAGTCGCAGTCGAGCGTCGGCGTTTCAACCCGTCGCAGCTTGGTCTTCGCTCCGAGGATCGCTTCTTTCAGTCCCATGCGATTGTTCTCCTGATCGCAGCTTACGCGGCGGTCGGCTTGGCGGTAATCCTGGTTGTGACCGCCCCGTCGAGCCCGCCGCCCTTTTCAATGCTGGTGATGACCGAGTTGGTCATCCCGCCGTAATTGTTGCCATCCTTCCACGCCACGACGACGGCGCCCTGCGAGCCTTCTGTCAATGTGGTCTTCCCGACGATCTCCCATGTGATCGTGTCGTTTGCAAGCCCGCACTCGTATGTGTGGTTCGTGTCCGCGTTGCCGGTCACGTCGACCTCGCTGCCGCTCGAATCATAATCAATCGCAATCAGCGGCGTCTGATCGGCCCCGCCGAAGCTGATGGTTGATCCGTTGAATCCGTCGTTTTCGCCTGCCATTGTTTATTGCTCCTTATGCCACGCTCGGCCGGAATGCGAGGCTGCTGGTAACTGGACCGTCGAGCGACCCGCTGACGTTGACCGACGTGCAGACGGCGTTCGTCAAGCTAGCCGAGGTGGCGCCGGCGTCGGCTTCCGCCCAGGTCGTTACAATGTTTCCTTTGTCGCCGACGGCCACGTTCGTGCTTGACACGTCGCCCGGCGTCGGACAACCGACGATCTCGACGTTGAGCGTCAGGTCTTCGATGCCCGCCTCGAACAGGTGTTTTGCGTCGCCCGCCCCGCTGACCTGCACTTCGGCGGTTCCGACCGTGACGGAAATATTCGTCAGCGGGCCAAGGGCCGCCGCGCTGTCGCCGCCGACCGCAGGCTCCCACGTCAACGTAACCCCGTTAAATCCTCTGTCAGCCATTGCGGCCTCCTCACGTTACATACTGAATCAACCACGTTTGGGTTAGCGTCACTGGCCCGTCTTCGCGGCCAGGAATGACGGCGGACGAATCAAACTCGTCTTCTTGGTGCGACATAGAAATCACCGGCGAGCCCTCGGCGTCGGTCCAGCCTGTCAGGGCTGTTCGGACTGCGGCGGACAACGCCCGCGCTCCGAGCGGCGTGTCGGCGTAGCAGTCGACGTGGATCGTGCAAAACCGCACGTCGCACGTCCCGGTCGAATGGTTGACCGGCTCGGTGCTCGCTCGGTTGTAGACGATCTTCGGGTTGGCGGCGCCCTGCATCATCCTGATCGGGCCGATCCGCGTGCCGACCAGGTCGGTGACGGCGGACGTGCCGCTGAGTTTCGTATACAGTCGCGTTTCAGGCACGGTTTTTTGCCCTCTGTTTGGCAACTTCCCGATACACACTGTGCAGCATCTTGCGACCGAGCCCGTACATCATCCTATTTTTCATGGACGCATAGGCAGCAGCCAGGGCGCCGATGCCCTTTACCTCGCCAACCACGGTTCCCTTACCCGTTCGCGACGAGTCTTTGGCCTTGCGAGTTCGCCCACCACTCTTGATCGTTCCGCCGCGAACGAGTCGGTGTCCGCGTTCCGCAAGGTGTTCGTGCGGCGCCATTTTGTATCGCGCGCCGACCGTACAAAGAACTGTGAAATCTCGCAGGTACGTCTTGACCTTGGATGCAAT